TTTTCCAAATACTAAAATCACCTCTATCGACACACAAAGAATAAGCCCCGGAGCCGAAGCCCCGAGGCATTGAAACTACCACTCGACAATATTGTACATCACGCTGCCGCCGTGCACCTGCGTGCCGTCGAAATGCACGAGCGCCTCGAAACGCCCCTGCTCGTAGCCGACCGTGGCATACGCCTTGCCATCCACCATCGTGGCGCCTGCTTTGATGCGATGGTCTTTGCGCAGGTTGATCTTGTAGACATCGACCTTTTGCTGCTCCGGCGGTAGCTCTTTGCCGTCCTTATCCTTGACGATCGGTGTCACGACCGTCCTGTCTGTGCGCTCTCGTGCCGCCATCGGCAGCGCTGGATCGTCCGCCTTGATCTGGCGCTCTACGATTGTCGCTGCTCGCTCGACCGTCGGCGCCGTGACGTAGTACGTCGCTGCCGGAGTGCGCTGCCCCGCCTGCACCGCCGCAAGCTGTTGGCGCAAAGCCTCGGCATTGGCGCGCGAGATGTCGAGCTGCTGCTGTAGGGCTTTTGCGTCTTGCGTCTGATCCTGTGTGACGACGGCGGGCTTTTGCTGCTCTGCCTGCTTTTGCTGCCGCTCCATGTAGATGCCAATCGCACTTATGGCAACCACTGCAAGTGCAAGCGCTGCCATGACTACGTAGATCACATTGCATTTGAGCCAGTCGATTATCCTTTGCATCTTCTCCCTCCTTTTTCGCCCGTCGCCTCACAGGAGCAACTCATAATCCGTCACCCCTCGCGCAATCGCCCGCGCGAAATCGTCCTGCCGTGTCATCAAAAGCTCCGCATCCTCATCATTGTCGATGAACGCCAGCTCGACCAGCACCGCAGGCATATCCGTCGCACGCAGCACGATCAGCCCCGGACGCTCCTTGAGTCCTCTGTCCATCGTGCCAAGACTCTCGACGATCTGGCGCTGGATGCACTCAGCAAGCTGTTCCGCGCGTCCGCCCGCGCCGCAGATCAGCGTCTCCGTGCCGCGCGCCCTGCCGTTCGCCGCATTGCAGTGGATGCTCACGAACACATCCGCCGTCCACTCGTTCGCGCAGTCGCACACCGAGCAATCCTGCCGATCCTCATACGGGCTGTCCCATGCGAGATTATCGCTCTGCATCATACGCACCTCGCAGCCCGCATCCTCAAGATACCCCTTGACCAGATCGCCCACAGCCGCCGCCACTTCGCACTCGCGCAGCCCCGTCGCCGGATGCACAGCCCCGCTGTCATATACCAAATCATGCCCCGGATTCAAAAACACCCTCATTTTCCCTCTCTCCTCTCATTTTCCTCTCTCCTCGCGCCTGTCGCGCCGCTCTTCTTACGCGCAAGCTCAAGCAAAGCGCCCGCCTCTTCGACTCCCGACGCCTGCATATTCTCCAAGATCGAGATAAACTCCGTCAGCGACAAATACCCGATCGCAAGCGTCGCCGCGAATGCCGGCGCATGTGTCTTGACCAAGATGAAATCCAAGAGCACTGCTACCGCCACCACGCCAAAATACGTCAGGATCTTCGGCACGAACCGCGTGCGCATCAAATTGCTCTTGATGTAGCCTGCGCGACGCGCCGCTCGGATATTGCACACCGTACCCCAGAATGTCGGCACAGGATTCCCCTCATCGACCAGATGCTTGCGCGACAGCGACAAAAACTTTGTCGCAAGGTCGGCGCACACCAGCGCACAAAATGCCGCGAAAATCTGTGCGTGTTCCGCAGCCACCAACGACACCGCACACGACGAAAAAATCTTCAAGCCCCAATCTTCCTGCAGCTTGCCCAACACACGAAAAAGCGCTTCCATTTCCTCACCCCTTCTAAACAAACGCTTCCACCGTCAAAGACGCCGCATCGAGCGCCGTCGAGCCGCCCGCCGCCGCCCGCACACTCGCTTCTGCGCAGCAGTAATACGTCAGCTTGTCGTTCGACTTGTCGTCATCATAGACATACGCACCATCCTCTTTCACGTCGATCACCTCCTCCCACTCCATCACATAGTTCGTGCCGCCCTCGACAGCGACGCGCGTCGGCGAAGTCACATACGCATTCGCCTTTGTCCACGCGCGGCCATTCTGAAAATCCGACACGCCCATAGTCACAAGCTCCAAGCCCGTCGGGCAGAACACCACCGCGCGAAACGCCGCCGCTTTATGGTTCGGCAAAGCCATCATGATCTTCCCTGCCGTATACCCCGAAAGAGATCCGTCCGCTTTCGCCCGCAGCGTGAAGCTGCCGACCTTCGTCTTTCCCGCAGGCGCATCGCCCCCGCCCGGCGGCGTCGGCGGCGGCGTTGGCGGCGGCGTTGTGCCGCCCGCCCCGCCCGCCTCAAGCGCCAAGATCGCCGTCGCCATATCCCCCGGTCGATACCGCACCGACTTGCCGTTCTTCGTGCGAATCGCATCGGCAATCGCCTGCAAATATGCTTCCGTCACCAAAACCTTTGCCATCAGTAGCTCACCCCGTCTGCACTCGGCGCACTCGGTACGCCTGCTCCTGTACCACCTTGCACAATCGTCGGCTGCGGATTCCCCGCATGACCGAAATACCCCTTGGCGAACGTCCGGAAACGATAGCAGTCCGTATTCGCCACGCGGATCGTCCACTTCCCGCTCGCCCCGAGCTTTGTCGGCACATCCGTTCCATTCTCCCAGAAAGCAAAAACATCGCCCGATCCCTTCATATTCGTCACGACATTCTCGATGTTCGTCTGACTTGGCAGCTCCAGCCGCCCATCGAACACGCACTTATAGCAATTTCCGCCGTAGGATACCACATCGCCCGCGAAAAACTGCGTCTGCGGCTGCCACTCTTTTGTCGCCGCTTCCGTCGTATGCTGCCAGATCATATCGCCGTCGATGCAGCGTCCGTTGCCCGGCACCGGCAAAGAGCCGCTCGTCGTTCCGTCCTGATCGACCAGACGATAGATCTGCGCCACCCCCGCCGCATCATGCGACAGACAAAACGCCTCGCGGCTCCACCACGTCTTCGCCGCCCAATCCTTCCCGATGAAAGAAAGCTGCGCCGTCCCCTCGCGAAACGACCCGAGCCATGCCGTATTGAGGGGCGGTACATCCGTCAGCACACCAGCTTCAAGCACCTTGTAAAGCCGATGATCCGCATACAAGACATCGCCTGCTTCCACCTTAAGCCCCGGCGCAAAACGCTTCTGGATGAACCGTTCCGCCACCTCGACATACTGCCAATAGCACGCATCAAGATTCTTCGGATACACCTCCTCGCCTTCGATCACCTTGCCCGCCGTATGCGTCGGCCGCCAGCCGTTCGACACGCCGCCCACCGTGCACTCGTAGCAGTACACCGGCAGCCAGGGCGAATACTCCGTGAAGCAGAAATCTCCCGCCCCATACGCACGCGCCGCTTCCCAACGACCGCGCGCCATAAAGCGCACCTGCGCCGTCCCAAGCGCAAACTCCTCGCCGCTAAAATCCGTCGGCGCATTATCCGCCCTCGGATTCGGCAGCACGCCCGCCCTCGTCACGAGAAAATACCGCTTGTCATAAAACACCGTCTTGCCGTCTGCGCCTTTGAAGCGTTGGTATGTGCGCACCACCTGACCGCGCACCACAGAAAGCCGCGACGTATCCGAATCTTCGCGCCAGTCCACGCCGCGCCCCACATAGCGCCAGACAAGCGATCCCTTCATATCGTTCCCCAAATCGCGATTGTAGTTTACCCGCACAGACGGCCCCTTCGTGCTCGTCTTGCAGTTCCTTTTGCCCGCGATCATGAAATAGGTCAAATACGTATCAGGATTATAGCTGTGGAAATGGCAGTCCCTAATCGTCACCTCCGGGAAACGGTAGCTGTCGAGCGTCGATACCGCCTCCGGAGAAAAATCGATCTTGCACACGTCGAACTGCTTGTCGGCCGGATCTTTCAAATAGGCATTGCAGCCCTCGATCAGCACGCGCCCCTCGAAGATTCGTCCATACGTCAGATTGAATTCCAAGATATGCGCGTGCGGCCAGCTGTCCGCTTCGAGCTTATTGATGTAAAAATTGCTGTTCGTGATCGAGCAGATCCCGCGCCCCTCGCCGATCTGAATCGCGTGATTGAACAAATTGCATTCATTGATCCACAGATTGTAAAAATAATTGTGAATATCCAAGCGATTGATGGAAACGCGCTCGACATGCACATCCTTCACGCAATTCATAGCCGTCGCGCCCCAATACCCCTGCACGCTGATATCATGCAGACGCAGATTCAAGCAATTCGTCGCGCGAATCACATAGCCCGACGTGCCATTCTGGCTGCCCTCTTTTTTGCCCGCCGCGTTGCAGCCCACGATATCCGACACCTCGACATTATACGCGCCCCAGATATAGATCATCGTATTCTTGAAGCGCGTATTATGCATCTCGTTCGCATCCGGCACGATGTTGAAGCCGCTGACATGCGCATTGTGGCACTTGCACCAAAGCACCGTACCGTACTTATTTGCCGTTGTCTTCAGCCGCACATCGCACCCCCGGAACGCATAATGCGTCGCCGGCAGCATCGTATAACTGCACCCAAAATGCGAATTCACCGTCTGCGTCGTCGCCTCATGCCCGCTGTACGTCGACACCAAAGAATGAATCTCCAACCCTCCCGGATTATTCCAGTCGTACGTGATCGGCGACGTCAAAAGCCCGTCCGTCGTATGCAAAAGCATCTCATAGCGAGGCTCCGAATAAAGATAGCCGCCATCATCGCGCACCGCATACGGCTCTTCCTTCAAGAACATCAACGCATTCTGCTGCAGCGTCGACTCATTACCGTTGACATTCACGACGAAATTATCCCGCACCCATGTATCCGTCGCCTCTTTCGTCGGCTCGAACGTAAAATAATCCGCTTCATTATCTCCCCAGAGATAGAAGCCGAACCACGTCGCATTATCGTCCTTGACCAAAAGCTCCGAACCCGACAAATCAATATTGCCGCAGCACTGGATCGGTTCATTGTTGTCCTTTCGGATAATGCCCTCATGATTTGCCACCGTCACCGTATACCGCTTGCGCCCCGTCAAAGGCTCGATCGTATACGTCTCCGACTGATAGCGGTGACACATCCTAAGCGCCTGCTCATCGTCCGCCGCACCGTCCAAGACCGCGCCGAACTGCCGATAATTCACCGTTTGATCTGTAATCATCGCATAAAGATGCTTCTTCTTGATCGTCTTGCCGTCAGCTTCATAGACCGGGATCGGCTTTCCCTGTGCGTCCTTCTTCAGCACATACGCGCCCTTCTCATCCACCTCCGGCGTGCCGTCGCGCTTATAGACCAACGCATACTCCGTCTCACTCGTCGCACCGAGGTCGATCGCCCACGGATAGGCTGCTGCCGACCACAGATACTTTGCAATATAGTTTGCGCCGCCCCCGTCGAAAGGACGCCTGTATCCCATCGTCTTGAACTCCGTTCCGACACCGATGCCCTTTGTACCGTTTTGCAGGAGATCTGCCATCGTCCGAAACGTCAGCAGCCCCTTGCCGCCGACGACGCCGCCCGAAGACCCCGGCTTCTCCACCACGATCACATTCGGCGCCTTCGTGCCGCTGATGCCCCCCTTCACACAGCGCTCCAACACCTCCCAGATCTCCTGGACGATCATCGTCAGCTTATCCGGCATCGCCTCCACCGCAGGCAGCGGATACTTCTCCCCGAGATCCACCATCTGCGTCCTCGGCGTACTGCGGTAAATGACGATCTTCTGCCCCGCTGAAAGCGTCGGCGGCTGTGCGCTCTCCGGCTTCTCCTCGCCCGGCGCGTACCCCGGATAAAGCACCGTGCGCGTCTTCGCATCGACGAAATAATCCCCCGCCAGCAGCGTCTCGCGCTCCGTTGCCGCATCATAAATCACCACCTTCACATCCGCCACATCCGCGAACGGAAAAGCGAACGGAAAGCGCCGCGTCTTGCCGTCGCCCTGATAGATCACCTTCGTCGTCAAATGGTTAATCATGTTCTCCCCTTCTTTCTCATCGAGCGCCTCGCCTGTGCCTCTTGTCCTTGTGCTTCTTCGGCTTCTCCGGCATCTCTTTCGCTCGGAGCTTCTTGTCGAACAACACGCTTCGAAGCACATTCTCCATGCTCCGATCATAGTACGGATCCTTCTCCATGCTGTCCGTCATGTACTGCAAGACCGTGAAAATGCCGTCTGCGATCGTATTCGTCACGCCCGTACGCGCCGCCGTCAGCGTGCTGATCGTCTGTGCGCCCGACTTCATCACGTCGATATAGCCGATCTCCTTCTTCGGCTTCTTGTACTTCTTGTCATCTTCGTACTGCCTGCGCCTACGAGGCGTCATCTTCTGCATCTTTCGGCGCTCCTCGGCGGCTTTTTCCTCTCGCGCCAGATCCTGCTCGCCCTTCTTTTCGATCAGCTCCATCGTCGCCTGCGCCTGCTTCAAGCCGCGCGTCACGACGGAACCAAGCTCGAAATTGCGCCCATACGTCGTCCCGTCAAAGACCTTGCTTGCCACCATCCCCGCAAAATCACGGAAAAACGGCATCGTTCCCGTCGTCGTTGACAGGAGATTCTTGCCCAAGACGCGCAGGAAACGCTCCGCTTTCGGCACCTCGACCTTCTTCTTTTCGCCCGTCTTGGGATCTTTCACCGTGCGATACCTCGCGCGATCATCGTCCCCTTCGAGACCGAGCGCAAACTTCCCCATCGCTCCTAGAATGCTGACGAGGACGATGCGATAGATGAGCGAACGCGCCAGCGGCATCCAGACATCGACACGCGCAGCGCCTTCCTCGCTGTACTTGCCCTTGAAGTGCGATTCCAAAAGCGCATTGAACTGCGTATTGAAATACGAATAAAACGACGTGAACATCTTCACTGCCTCGTTTCGCGAACGCTGCAGCGCCGAAAGATCCTTCGTCTGCCCCGAGCCGATCACATCGCGCACCGCCCCGTCAGCGGCCTGCACCGAGCGCATCTCGGCCTCTTCGATCAGCTCTGCACCCTCTCGTATCGGCAGCGCGGCGGCGCGTTCGAGCCGATGCCCCGCCTCGTAGAACGCACGCTCTTTTTCCTTGATCTCCTCTTTCCTTCGCTCCTTTTCATCCTCGATCTCTCTTTCCGACATCCCCGCATACGGCGATCCTTTCAGCTGTTCGGGATTCATATAGCGGCGCTCCTTGCTCTCCTCTTCCAGTCCGAACAGCTCTTTTCTGAGATCATAGACCTCCGCCCGCAGACGTTCGACTTCTTCCTGTGCCTCTTGATACGTGCGCCTATTCTCCGCATTCTCCCGATTCACCGCCGCCAAAGCCTTGGCAAAAGCATTCTTATATGCGCGGCACCAGAGCGGCTTCGACAGCATCAAATCCGTTTGGGCGAGCGCCCAATATGCATTGTCGCGCAAAAACTCGATCGGCGCGTACGTCGGCGCGAAGATATGCGTATCTTGGCGAAGATCGCGCTCCATATTGTTGATGCGGTTCATCATGAAAAGCGACTTTTCCAAGAGCGCATCCATGCTCTTCTTATTGCCGTAATAGTCCGCGACCGCCGCGTGCGCTTCTGCCGCGCCGAGCTTATCCATCATCGGCCCGATATTCGTCGCATTCTCTATGACCGGCCATAAGCGATATCCCATGATCGCCATCGTCGAATTGCAGCGAAACGCCGCCATCGTCCGACTGAGCGCCGTCGCCGCCAGATCGCTGCCGTCAGCGGCGACCGCCCACACGTCGAGCGCCCATTGATCGAGACGATTCCAGAACGCCAAGCCGTAGGTTGAAGCGACATACTGCTTGAAGTCTTTTTGCCGCAAGATGCGATGCACGTCACGCGCCGCGATGCGAAACGCGATGTTGTGCGCGGCATCGTAGACATGACTGCCCAGCACGTCGAATTCCAAGAGCACCGGCTCTTTGACCTCGCCTTCCGAGCGCCTTTTTGTATGGCCGCGATGCGCACCGAGCACCTTCGCGCCCGCCGCCCCGCGCTTCGCTTCTTCCTCCGCCGCGTGCTCCTTCGCCTGCGTGGACTTTTCGGCATTGTACTTGAGCGGATAGTAGCCGCCCCGCAGCTTGATCTCCGCACCGTCCGCCGTGCGGATGGAAAAAGGCGCGGCGGGCACCTTGCCGAGACGCGAGCCGTTGAGCTTTTCCTCGACGGCTGCCGTTTCCTTCCAGAAGGTATCTATGAAGTCCCATACCTGCTGCACGACCTTCCAATCCTTCTCCGTCACATGCTCTTTTAAGACCGCCTCCACGTCGAGTTTCTCTCCGATGCCATCCAAGATGCGCTTTCGATTGATCTCAGATCCCCAGTTGAGCGCGAGACAAAGCACATTCTCCTTCGTCAGCTTCTCGCCGCCCGCCTTGATCGTCCGATCCTTCCACGTCATGCGCTCCTCTTTCGTATAGACCGAGAAGATGCGCAAAAGCTCATCTTGACTCTCGCCGAGGAGCTTCGTCTCCTTCATCTGTGCACGCTCGATCGTACCGTAGATGTAGTTGTGCGCTTCCTCGCCCAGGAGACGGATCATCACCTCGGGCTTCATGAGGTTCAGCATCCCCTTCTGCGCGAGGAGCGCCATCTGCTCGCCGATGCCCGGCGCCTTGGCAAGCCAATCGCTGTAACCGACGCCGCCCGTATCCGGCGATACGGGATGCTGCTTCACCCCTTCGGGCGCAAGGCGCGTCTTCGACGAAAGGATCTCTTGCGCGACATCGGCGAAATCCTTGCCCGCAAAACTCAGCACGCGATTCTTGTCGCGCCCGATCGTATAGAGCGCACGAAGCATATTGACCGTCTGTCTAAGCTGCCCGAGCGTCATGCTCTTGTAGCTCGTCTCCTCTCTTGCCAAAAGCTCAAGGATCTCCGTCGGCGCAGCCGCATCGAGATCGAGATTATCCTTATAGCTGTCAAAAAGTTCGGCGAGATCGAGAGCGCCCTCCGGCTTTTCGACATCGCTCTTTTTCAGCCCCAGCAAATAGGCGAGATGGTGCAGCCAATAGCGCTCCGTCGCCTGAATGCGCACCGTGCGAGCGCCGAGCTTCTTTTGTACGTCGGCGGTCAGCTTCTGCATCTCTTCTTGATTCTTCGTCGCCTCATAGGCGCACGCCGCCGCGTGTGCTTGATTCTCCCGCTCCGCTCTTGCCTTGTCCCACTTCCTCTGCGCCACCGCCTTCGCTGCCGCCCGCGCGTGCTGCTTCTCCTTGCGGCGGAAGAACTCCGGGTTGCACGATTCGCTGATGGGAAGAGATGCGAGGAAGAGCCGCGCCTGCTCGCGGAAAAAGCGCTCGTTTGCCCATGCTTCCTCTTCAAAATCCTTGCGGCGGCGCTTCTCCTCTGCCTGTTTTCTCACGCGCTCCTTCGCTCGCTCCTTATGCTTCGCCTTGAACGCCTCGTATTTTTTCATCCGCTCCTCTTGCGTCTTGGCGCGGGCGATCTCCTCGATCTCCGCATACTCTTCCCCGCTCCACTTCGCACTGCCCTTGAGCCGTTCGAGCGCGGCTTGGAGCTTCTTCTTTGCCACCTCATCAGCGTCCTCTTTCATGGCGCTTAGATGTTCTTCGACTTCCTTCTTCGCCTCGGCGACTTCGCCGCCGATATACGCCATGAGCCTTTCCTTTCGGCGCATCGCCGCCGCTTCCAAAGCCCTTCTTCGTCCGAACGCCTTAGGCGAAGTCATCGCCTTTTCGATATTCTCCTCCGTCAGATGCTCGGCGAGCATCTTCTTGTCGAGATCGCGGGCATACGCCTCGATATATTCGGTCAGCTCCGTTTCGAGCGACTTTCTCTTCGCACGCTCTTCCTTGTACTCTTCGAGCGAATCGTACCAATGCCCGAGGATCGCCTCGCCCGCCTTGCCGCTCTTTTCGAGCGCCGCCTCCGCGAGATAGACCGGCTCTTTTTCCAGTTCCGCACGCTTTTTCTCGCGCTCTTTTGCAACCTTTTCTTCGTACGCTTCACGCGCCTCGCGCTTGAGGTCTTTCATCACCTGCGCCCGCAAAAGGTCTTCGGCCTCTTCCTGCGCTTCCTGCACCCATTTCGCATAGAGCTTTTCCATATCCTCGCCCATGAGATCGCGGAGCGTCTCTTCGCCGCCGAGCTTTTCCACCGGACGATAACGCTCATCGAGGAGCGCCGCTTGAATTTCCTCTTCTGCGGCGATCATGCGTGCCATCACAGCCTCTACCGCAAGAGAAGGCCGCCCGCCGAGCGATTGAACGAAGGAATAGACTTTTCTAAGGAACATTCGGAACTTGCGGAACACGCCGCGAAGCCCCGCTGACGGCGCTTTCCCTTCGCGAAGATAAAGCTCGAAGCCGCGTGCGAACCGCTCATGCCGCCAGACCTCTTTCGCGCGTGCTATGCGAAGGGCATCGCCCGACGCAAGAGCCGCGAGAATCGCCGCCTCATGATCGCGGAACTCATCCGCCCAGTCCGTATCCGCATACTCCTTCGCCGCGCCCTCTTTCCACGCCGCCCATTCGTTGACCGTCGCCAAGTCTTTCGCCGACACATCGTCGATCTTCGCGAGCACATCCAAATCCATGAGGAAGAGATGCCCCATCTCATGAAGAAACGTCGATTCGTCTGCCGTGCGGAACAAGCGAATGAGCCGCTTGCCGTCCGGCTGCATCGCGATCTCGCCCTGTGAAGTGCGCTTCTCCTCTTGGCTGAAATTCTGTGCAAGAGAAGAAGCCAGCGGCTCGCCGTTTTCGTCCACGTCGCCTGCCATCTCTAGCGAATTGACATCGTTCCACCATTGTGTTATACTATGTTTAACGAAAGACGTTGATTTCTCTCCCCCTGATTTGGGATCAGGATTTGTAGAGAGATCAGCGTCTTTTTCTACTGCTTCAACACTTGTCAAATCGTGGTCATAATAAAGAGAACGATTCGTGTATTCGCGCACAACAAAGCGCACATAATACGCCTTGCCGTCTACATCCACTTTTGCAGCATAGTAATGGAACGCCTTTGTATTATCTGCCTTACTATTATTTTCTTTGCTTACCGTATCGGTGAATAAAAATCGCCCATTTTTGACAATCTCTCTTAGATTCGACACGATTTTCAGCACCAGAGCATCAGCAGAGTGATTTTTTATCTCACGAAATCCTCTCATCCCGAGTACAACATGCCGCCCTTCTTGCGTTTGAACCGCTATTGCATCGCCATTTTTTTGGTAATCGTTCTGATAAATTTTCTGAGCCGCCTTGCGCAGTTCTTTTCCTTCCCATCCGAAAAGCACATGAGAGATCGGCAAAGGCGTACTCTCCGCAAGCGCACGTTGCGTCGCCACTTGCTCCCAATCGCCAAACCACGCCTTGAACGCAGGCGTGCGCACGGTGAGCCATTGTTCTTCCGTGAGATTCGTCTGCACGCCGTTCGGCGCTTTCATCCAGAGCGCCGTTCCCTCATACTGCCTGCGGACAGCCTCCTTCTGCTCCGCGAGTGCATTCTCGTTCTTTTCCTGATAGAACTTCTCGACAATAGAGATCGCCCGATCATCGAACACGACAAAGCCGCGCCCGCTTTGTCTGTCGTCATAGACAATGCCCTTTACCCCATATTGATTCAGAAGTTTCGACGCCTCTTCCTGACCGTCCACCAAATCGCTGATCGTTCCATAGATATTCATTCCGTCGGATTCAGACAAAGCCTCTTTGATCTCCGCTGTGACGGCAGCTTTTCCTAAACGGCGCACATCGTTCCAATTCTCAAGCTGCTCCATCGTAAGACCGCGAACCAGCTTATCCAACGCCTTACGCACCTTTTGCGGCTGCTCATCATAAGATTTTTGTTCATCCAGCAGCACATCATCCTCGGGAATCTCCACCTCGTATGTTCTGCCGTCATCTCCTCGATAGACCTCCGAGGTCTTTCTGTCTGCTGCACAATGCACACCCCATCCATGCGCCATCTGCCCGACACCCGTTCCGGCGTTCCCTAAATCAAACGCAGAAAAATCATACGGAGAGCTATGCCATGCACGCTGCTGAAACCGCGTCGCTTGATTGACAATCCCCAACCTCTCCTGTATCATAGGAAGTGAAAGAGGTTGAATGACCGAAGGCGTTAGGCTGCCGACGGATTGATCCGTTCGGCTGGGGTGACCTGTAAGCATGGACGCGGCATCGCCTCTTTTTTCTGTTTCCGAAGCCATGAGATCCTTGCTCGTGCCATTCTTACGGATCCAGCTGTCTATACTGCTTTCCTTATCAAAAAACGCCGTTTTGAGAAAAATTCGCCCCGTAGGAAGCAGCTCATAAGCAACGCCCGCAGCCCCGCGCGGCGTTTTTATTTTGCATAAAATCGTCTTTCCGCCATAATCTCCTTTTCCCGTCATATCCAAATGAACGCGCGAGAAATTCTCCATATTTTCTTGAATAAGCGCAAAGTCCGCATCCGTCATTTCTGGATGCCGATGGTGTATATGAAGCATATCATCTTGTGCGACATCAACCGCTGTACCACTTGAGGAAATGATACGCAAGAACTTCTTATTCCGACTGCCGCTCTCCGCTTCCGGTGTGCGCATCCGTCTGCTGAAATCTTCCAAGGTTTCCGCTTTGCTTCGCTGCATTGCCGCCTGTGTAAAGCCGCCCGCCTGCGCTCTTTCTCCATGCTCCACGGCAAACGTATCCCTATAGTAGTCGAGCGCCGTATACTCCTTCTCCCAATTCTTCTCCCGCATCACGCGTGCATATTGGTCGGCATGGCGTGCGAAAAGAAGCGCGTTTAAGCGCGCTGCCTTCGACTGTACGCCGCCGATCGCTTTGAGACTTGCCATGAGTTGACGATAGACGCTGTACGCTTCGGGAGACAGCCCCGATGCCATGCGGATTTCACTGCCGTCGACTTCTTTCATGCGACTTTCGATGTCTTCCATCGTCCGGATGCGGTCGTTCAGCGCGTCGAGCTGCCCTTTCGCGCTGTCCATCTCTTCTTGCGTGAGCGTCTGCCAGCCTTCGACCTTCGGGGCTGCGGCATCGCCGACCATGAGACGGTAGGCGAGCCTCAGCAAGTCTTTCTGCGTCGGCGCGTGGCCGTGCTCTTTTTTGAAGTCCTCGACCCAAGCGGCACTGCCGTTCTTCACATCGCGTTCGAGGACTTCTGTCGCCGGCTGCAGGAGAGCCGCCCGCTCCGCGATGAAGCCGCCATGAAGCAGACGCCATCCTTGTTTGGGATTCGTCGGGTTCATTGTGATCGCAGACATCGCCGCTTCATATTCTGCTTTTCGACGCGCCTTGACTTCTTCGCTTGCGTGTTGGGGCGCTTCCGGAAACCATTCATGCGCGATCGTCTGCGAGATGTCGATGCGCGTCTTGACGGCTTTTTTCTGCGCTTCTTCTACCGCGTCGCTCAAGTCTTTTGCGTTCTTTTTTATGCGTGCCAAAGAGTCCGCTTCCGGGGCGAAGGAGACGGCTTCCAGGAGCGCAGGCGACGCATCCGACTGCGCATACTTTTCGATGGGGACGAAGAGATAGCCGCCATGTTGGACGGCGTTTTCGACGGCTGCATCCGAAAGCTCTGCGGCTTTTGCCACCGCTTTGAGGTCGGCAAGGCCGCTTTCTTTCTCCAGGGCGGCGGCCGCGTCGATATAGACGTTTTCAAAGCCCGTGCCGCGCACCTGGGCACGGATGAGCTTTCGCTGCACGTCGGGCGCCGTCTCTTTGAGCTTGGCGGACGAGGCGACTTGTTGGAGTCGTCCGAGCATGATGGTTCCCGTTACCGTTGTTTGTACGGCACTGTCTTCCTGCACCTTTTCCGACGAGAGTCGATGCGCGTGCCGTATAGCGCCGCCCGGCAGATGGAGAGAGCCGCCCGCAAGACCGAAGCCGAGCGCCGCAGGGACAGCTTCTGCCCCTGCAACAGCGGCGTGCGCCGTGATGTCGGCAAAGCTGTAGTACGCCTCTGCTGCACGTCCGTCGGCAGAGGCGACGATGTAGTTATGGATGAGGTCGTCGGAGACGGATTGTGCGCTTTCTTCCGCCGTTTCCGTCGCCGCGATCTTCAAGACGTCTTTGACTTGATCTTTGGCAAAGACAGCGACCGATTCGCGCTTGCCGAGATCGTATTTCGCGCGGTTGACGATGCCTTCGATCGCCGCTTTTTCGATGCCTTGTGCGCCCGCTTTTCCCGCAAAGCGCGTCAAGGGCTTGAGGAACATTCCGGCGTTCCAGAGTTCGATGCCGGCATTGAGAGCGCCGCCGAGCGCCGCACGATCTCTCGCTTCGGCGTCCGTCATCAGGGGGTTGCCGTCCGTGTCGGTCATTTCGCTGTATTCGAGGAAGCGCCGCCCCGCTTCCGGTCTTGCCATGCCGTAGAACGTACCGCCCTTCAAGCCCCAAAGGGATGCGTCGCGAAGTGCCGTGCGTCCTGCCTCACGCCGCGCCGCCGCGCCGAACATCGTGCGAATGGCGGCGCGTCCCCCCTCGCGCCGCGCCGCTGCACCGAATACGCCGCGCAGGAAGCCGACGACGCCGCCCGCCGCTCCGAGGACTGCCGTACCGCCGCCCGGCTCGACCGCCGTGCCGGCGGCTCCCGATGCGATCATCCCCGCCCAAGCCCATGCACCGCCTTCTCGGATGCTGTCTAGCATCTCCGGCGCAGACGATGCCACGCCGCCCGCCATGGCAGAGAGCGGATCGTCGAAGAACGACGGCAGATTCTTTTTCTTGTCCTCCTCGAGCATCTTTTTGAGTTCGGCAGCGCGTGCATGATCGTTCTCGTCCGCCGTACCCATCATGATTTTTGCGCCGATGTTGTCAAGCTCAAGCTGCTTTTCGCCCACGGCAAGAAAGTGCGTGAACGCCTCGACGATGCCATGTGTCTGCCGCACGGACTCGATGTCGTGGAGCGCGAGCGCCGCATCGCGCGGACTCATCTTCGCCACCTCACGAAGCTCTGGGAACTCCTGCCAGACCGTCTCCATCGAGAAGTCTTCCTGCATTGCCGCTTTTCTTTTGTTCGTGAAGTCGTTGATCTTGAGCGCTTCTTTGTAGGCGATGTCATCGTCCAGGAAGGAGTCCGCCGAGATGCCTGTATTCGCCTCAATCTCCCGCGCTTTCTTGAGCTTTTCTTCGGGCGTCATGAAGTAGTTGACGAACGCCTCTGTGCTGCGCAGGTCTTGTGCGAATTCGCTGCCTTCGTTCGCTTCTTGTTCGAGGAACGCCCCGACGCGCTCTCGGAGCGGTGCAGTCACATGATACGCCGCCATGCGGACAGGGGTTGTCGCGAGGTCAATTCCGCTGGTAAGCGCCTCGACAGAGCTTGCCCGCAGTTCGGGTGTATCGGCGTACTTGCCGCTGTAATCTCCCGTTTCGTTCGCGCGCGCAATGGCATCAAGCTCCGCACCGATATATCTGCCGTAGGCATCGGCGAATGTTTCGCCGCGCTCTTTCATCGTATCTACCAGATCGTCGCCGAAGTCGGATGCCGCGCCCCAGAGCTTTTCATACCAGGGCTTCGCAGCTTCGGCTTCTTGCCGTGCCTTGGCTTCTTCTGCTGCCTGTCGCTCTTCTCGGCGCACTTCTGCGTCTTTCAAATATCCGTCAAGGTCAAATGCCATCATGCTTCTCCTTCATCTGCTTCTTCCACATCGTCGTCTTCCGGGAAGTAATACGGCAGGCTCAAGACATCGCTCTTGGCGATCAGCGCCGTTGCCAGGAGCGGATCCAGTCCGTTGGCGACCAGCTTTTCATACGCCTTCTTCCAGCCGCCTTTCGGATCTTCCATATCGTCGGTGATCGCCGACCACACCGCCCGATTGTTTTGCAGCGATTCAAATTCCTCGCCGAGCCATCCTGCGTCATCCAAGCGACGCGCCGCATTCTGATAAGCGATGAATTGATCTGTCGTCATTTTCTCTCCGAGCTGCAATCTTGCGCTCATCTTCTGCATAAGCTCAACGTCTTTGCCGGCATTATAGGCTTTGCCGGCATTATAGGCTTTGCCGCCGCCTGTGCCCTTCGCTCTGCCCGTCTCACGATTCACGCCGTAGAACGCCGCTGCTTGCCCTTTCAAGTGGTTGATCTCATCCATATCGAGGTCTTGCGCGTTTAGGATCGAAAGCGCCTCGCTGTAGCTGCCCGCCTCCTGCATCGCTTTTCCCACGCTGTCCAGATATTCGCCGCGCTGCTTTTTATACGCTGCTTCCATATCTTTGCCTCTTGCTTCCAGTAAGGACATCAGGCGTTCGCGCTTTTCGGGGTCGTAGGCGCTGATGCGTCCGCCGTCTTTTGGACGAATGATCCATGTCGGGTATAGCCCGCCGCCGATCTCTATGCTCTCGCCGTGCGTGACCTCGCCTCTGCCGCGAATGTAGTTGCCATCCTCGTCCGTGTAGTCCTTTGCGCTTGAGCTGTTGCCGTAGATGCCGCCTCTGCCGTCGGATGCTACGACGTGTTCGGCGTTTTCCGCGTTCTCTGCATCATCTTCGTCGTGATAATAGATGATCGCCGCCCCTGCAGGCAGCTCCATATCGGGCGTATAGCGCTCGACGACGACGCTTTCATCGCTTCTCGCATCTCGAAGAAGCTGCGGCACATTGAGTACACCGTTCGCCGCCTCTCGTGCACAAAAGCTGCTCATGTTCTTCGTTCCTTTGAGATACGCTTCGACACAGCCCTTGCGCCCGTTGTCCATCTCTTTTCCGAGGATGGCAGAGAAGCCTTGATCGACCGCTGCCGCCGACGCGCCGCCCGCTTCTTTCGTCGCGCCTTCGCCGTAGACTTCATCGACCAGTTCACGCGCTCTTGCGAGGTTAAAGGTCTTGCCGTCCCATACGCCCCCATCGCCCAAGATGCGCGTCACTTCCCTGTCCATGTCCTTGGCATCCTGCTTTTTCTTGACGATGCGGGCGATTTTCCAGTAGGTGTCTTGCTCCATTTCATTGCGGAAGCGGCTCAGTATCTCATCGGCACGCGCATAGTCCTCGCTCTCGACCGCCGCGCCTGCCGCTGCCGCCGCGATGTTTGTCACCATACTTTGACGCTCTTTGCCGAGCTGCGCCCCCGACCAGCCTTCTTTCCTGGCGTAGGCAAGGAGCAGCGTATCGCCGTTTTGGACGTACATCGTCGGTGCGCCGTTGACGTTCCACGTCAGAGCCGCTTGCTGTGCGTTCGTGCTGAGGTTTGCGTCAAAGGTCGCTTTTTCCACCGCTTTTTGTTCCGCCATTTCTTTGGATGCCGCGATGCGTTGGAAGTTCGACATGTTCTCGTTGAGGTTGCCTTGGAGTGCGAAGCGTACACGGCCATTGTAGTTTTTGCTGATTTCGTCGTAGGTCTTGTGAATCGCCGCCGTCGTGCGCTCGATGAGTCCCTTGGCGTTTTCTCCGACGCCTGTTACGAAAAGCCCGTTTTCCCCATAGAGCTGCTCGGTGAGGCTCGTCATGATTTCATTGCGTGCTTTCATGACATCGGCGGTATCGCGATCTTCCTGCTCTTGGGCGAGCACCTTGTTGACCTGTCCCAAGGCCGCTGCCATCTTGCCGTAGCCTTCGCCGCCTGCGCCGTAGGCATTGACGTCGCCCGTTCTTCTTACGGCAGGCGGCTTCATGACGTTCGGCTCGACGGCTTGCTGATAGGTCGTGAACTTCATCTTCTACCACCTCCAACGAGGGTTTGGATTCTCCTTGTTCAGCAGGCTCGGCATGGAGCGTTTCGGAAAGCTGCTGAAGAATTTTTCGCCGAACGTGTAGTTGAGCGAGGGATTTGCCGCTCTACTCGTCGTCTGCGGCAGAGGAGATGCGCTCGCCGATTTCCACGGCTGCGCCGCCCCGTAGACGCTTGCCGCCGTCCCGAGAAGCGTCGCAAAGCCCGCCATGCGTGCCTGCCTTTTGATGTTGCCGGCGGCGGCGTTCGCTTGGTTCGCCTGATTGATATAGTTGCTCTCGGTGACGCGCGAGCCGTAGTTGTCGTTTCGTTGGTTCATGAGAAGGTTCTGCGCGTCTTTTTGGTATGCGTCAGCGCCCGATGAGAGAATGTCCATCGAGGAGCCGGCGAAGTTCAGCCCCGCCGCGCCCGTCTCTGCCCGCTGTGCGCCTTCGGCGAGGCGGCGGCGCGAGCGGAGCGCTTCTTGCTGCTGTGCATAGTTATCCGCGATCTGCTCTTGCTTTCGGTTTTCGATGCGTGCATTCTGCGTCGCCGCGTCCGCCTCTGCGCGATACATCGACGCCTGCGCGTCCGCCTGCGCTTGCTGCGCCCGGTATTGAAAGAGTCCTGCCAGAGCCGTCAGCCCTGCCACCCATCCGCACATATTATTGCCCCCTCTCCAACGTGAACGGGATGAACCGCTCGCCGCCAAGCATGATTTCTTCGTGAAACGATGCGCCGCAGAAGCCGAGCCAATGCAGCGCGTCCTTGTTGAACGCCCCGACGGCGTTGTAGAGCACGCCGAAGCGCTCCTTCCAGTCGTTTAGGATGCGCCTTGATTCTACGGCGAACGCATAGCGGTTCTTCGCTACGCGCTCCGTGCCGAGGCACCATACAAGCCGCCCTTCGTATCCTTCGACCGCCCGATACCCCCATGTCGCGACAAGCCCCGTGCCCTCATAGGCGGCGAAACATTCTTCTGCAAGGAAGATGGAGTCATGGATCTCGTTTTCGATGGATGCTCCTCGCTTTGCCCACGCCGACAGTTCTTTTGTTTTCGACATGTCAAGCGCCGCACATTCGACGGCAAGTGCTTTCATTTTCTTGACGCCTGCCTGAAGCTCTCGTCTGTCCACCGCGCGAAGCTCTCGGAAGAGTTCCTTGACGAGTGCTGCTTTCTTCTTTTTCTGCGTGATCTTTTGTATGGTATATCTCTTAGCCACCGACTGTTACCTCCCGTATGATCGCCGACAGGTTGAACGGATAGGGCGTATCGTGCGTGATGAGCGTGCGCCCCTTCGTGTCCCAGCCGCCCGCCGGCAGCGTGATTTGTTTGTCGCCCGTATAGAGCACGTCCTCCCCGAGTTCCATGCGCTCGTCGTCGTAGATGATCTTGTTTTGCAGCGCTGCGTCTTTGCCGATCGCCCCGCCGAACGAATGGGTGAGCCTGAGGATCGCCGTTGAGATCGTCTTTGGCCGTCCCTGCATCGTGCCCGAATCCGTCAGTCCTGCATCCCAGTTCGGCTGCTCGACGACCATCTTGTAGGGCAGTCCGACCATCACGCGCCGCGCCGCTTCCGGCAGCACGCTCGTTTCTTGGAGCGTCGTTTTTTCGTAGAAGTAGCCGTCGGCCAAGATCACGACTTCTTTTCCTAAAAGCACGTCTTTTCCCGGAATTTCCTTCGTCGCCGTATCGCGCACATCGGTGAGCGCCGCATCCATCATGATGTAGTCCTGCTGCTTTTTGCTCGGCGGCATCGGCGCGAAGTATTCGAGGAACTGCACGACGCGCCCGCCAATCTTTCGCTCGACGATGACATAGACCTTGTCCGCACTGCCCGAGTTGACCGCGCATACCGCCTTGTATTTGCCGTCGGTCACGAAGTGACTCCATGCGAAGACTTTCTGCTCGATCACATACGTCAGGCAGAGCATTTCGCCGTCGCCCGTCACGAAGTACAAGAGGCTGTCCGGTTCCTGCGCATAGGCGCCGCCGACGATTTCGCGTCCGCGTACCAGATGTTTTGCCAAAAGCGTGAGGTCTGTGCCGTTGTAGCCGTCGCTTTCATACGAGTACCCCGTATCGCGGATGACCGAGCCGCGCCTTTGCACATAGATGATGCGGTTGCCGATGCGCAGGGGCGGGATGCCGCTCGCACCGTAGTTTTCTTGATTCTTCGGCGTGATGTTCGTCGGCTTGACGGTTTCTGCGCCCGCGATCGTCCAGGTGTTGCCGTCCGTGAAGATGACAAGATCGTTGCCGACGTCCATGTGATTGATGCTGTACGCCTGTCTTGACATGAGGTCTGCCGTCACCGCACTGTCGTCCGTGACCGTGCCGGCTTCTTTGTCTACGGAGAAGTTCTCATAGTCGCCGCTTCGGCTCATCCAGAGCCTTTGCGGATAGCGCCTGCAGCCGCCGAAGCAGAGCCGGTCTTGGAAGAACGCCGCCGAGCGCGGATAGCCGTTCGTTTCGCTCCATGCCGCCCAGTACCAATCTGCAGTCGCTTCCATCCCGCCGAGAATCTTGTCTACATGCGCATGAGCGTTTCGACTGTCTGCAACGTCTTTGATGGTCACATATCCCTCGTGGCGGTAGGGATAGGATGAGAGGTCGATATGGCATGTCCCTTTCGTGATTTCTGCGCGGATGCGCAAGAGGCTGTATTCATCGACGTCGCCGCTTTCCGTCGGGTTGTAATCGTCCGTCGATGTATAGGTGCGAAGGTCGACCCATGAGGCGCCGTCGTCTTTCGAGTGCTGCACGATCACTTTGCCCGACCATGTGCCATGCGTGATGATCTTCCATGTCTTGCCGATGACGAGGGCGCGGCTTTCTGCATTGCCCGTCGCCTGCAAGCTCACTGTCTCGCCGTTGACGTACTGCTCGATTTTCATCGTGTCGCCGACGCGCTCGGGTGTGAAGATGTCTTTTGCTGCCGTCAGGCGGATGTCTCCTGTGCGTCCCGACGGCTGCATGGTCGCCTCTTCGTCAAGGTTGATGTCGCCATACGCCGGGCGCGTCCATGCCGCGTCCGAGAGCCGCCAGTCGTCTTCGGCGTAGCGTGCGAGTTTCTTCACGGGGAATCTTCCCGAGCAGATATAGAGCACGTCGACCGACTGCACGAAGCGCAGGTTTTTGAGGTCGCGCTCTTTGTACGGCGTTTCGAGGTCGATGCGCCGCCCCTTGGCGTGCAGCGGTTTGCCGTCTTTCCATATACGGATGTAGCATTCGCCGATCTCCAAGAGATACGCGAGCGCTACGTCGTATTCGAAGCGGTAGAGCAGCACGTCTTTGCCGCCGTATTTGATTTCTCCGCAATAGACGCTGCCGGGACGCTTATAGACGGGACCGTAGGGGCGAATGATCGCATTTTCCGCCTGCAGGAGAGCGAGCTGATATTTGTCGAGGTCAACACGCGAGGCGACTTCTTCGGACACTTCGCCCGCCGTGAAGGCAGGCTGTATGGCGTAGTACGGATTGGGCTGTACCATGTTGCTCCCCCTTTATGAAAAGCGTGCGTTTTGATACTTCTCGGGATATTTCGTCGTGCGCTCGCGCTCGATGGCGGCGTGGTATTTCGCCTGTTCGATCGCGCCTTGTGCGAGCTGCATCTGCTGCGCTGCGATATTGGCGCTTCCCGTGATGCCCATCGCGATGGATGAAGCGAGAAAGTGCGAGAGCGCCTCGATGAAGGTCTCGCTGAAAAAGCTCGTGTCTTTGACGTCTGCGATATACTCGCCGTAGGCGAGCGCGACGTCGGTTGCGATCACGCGCAGTCCTTGTCCGAGCGTTACGATCTCATACTCTGCGCGTTCTTCTTCTTTCTTCCGCGCCCCCGCTTCGTCAAAGACGTACTGCACGAGGACGCTTTCCGTAGGGTAGCCGTAAGCGTACGCCCACCCCGGCACCGTGCGGTCAAGAAGCGCGAGCTTTTCGATGCGCTTGGCAAAGCCCCACGGGTACAATAAAAGTGCACGGCGGCGCTCGTGATCGTAGTGCACGCGGCACTTCTTCGCTTCTTCCGAGTCGTCGTCCAAGCTGTTGATGCGCCCTTTGCCGATGTACGAAAGCGCCATATTGCAGATTTCTGTCACATTCATTTCTGATTCCCCCTTGCCCAAGCGTCACAGGCGTATGGCGCTTGGGCAAGGGCAGAAGGTTTCCCCTCTGCGCCTTTTGCCGCGTTCAGCGGTTGATGTTGTCGTCTAGGACAAGGCCTGCCGTGATCTTGCCCTTCGTATAGGTGCTCGTCGCCTTGAGGCGCAAGAAGCCCTGATTGCCGCGCGGCAGATGCACCGAGAGCGGCACGGCGTCAAACGTGCCGAGCGTTTTCGCTGCGCTAAAGTCCGCTGTCGCCGACGTTTCGAGCACCGTTTTGAGCGTCCCCGTTCCTGCGTCCTTGACGCGCACGACGAGGATGACGGGATCGCCCGCCTCACCTGCGCCGACGGCGAGTACGTCGGATTCGATCGTCGCTGCCGAAAGAGCTTTGCCGTCAAAAAACAGGTTTTCTCCGTCTAAGATCATGGTGTTTCCCCCTTCCTATGCTTTCTTGAGCGCCGTCTCTTCGTCGGAGATGGCGTCGCACTTTTTGATCTCGATGCCGCCGAAGAAGAGGCGCGGTACGTCCGCCGCCAGTTCTTGGCGCGTCACATGGACATTATTCTTGTCCAGAAGATAAATCTCGAACCAGTTGTAGAGCGATTCGGAGACGTACATCACGACTTTCTTTTCGCGCGACTGCAGGTTGCGGATGCGGTTCTTCGCGAGTACGAATTTTTCGATGAGTTTGCGCTTGCCGTCACTCGTCATATCCCCTGCGATCTTGTCGGCGTCAATGTTCCTTACGGCGGCATTGGCGCGAATGTCGCCAACGGCAAGCCCCGCCTTCCATGTGAAGAGGCTCACGAGCGCCTGATACTCGTTGCCGTCCTTGTCCTGCACGGTCTGTTCGCCGAGGTCGCGCTGCTTGAGCCCCGCCTGCGAGTTTTTCGGGTAGATGCCGCTCGTCGCGTGCGTGCCCCAGCCGACGAGAAACGCCGACGTGTTCTTGGCACCCGCGTTCGCCGTCATGCCCTCGATCACCTGATAGCCCGGCGTGTTCTTCTCGCCGCCGATGATGGGATAGCGCATGGAAAGCCCGTTGAAGGTGTCGAGGTCGTCGTCTGCGTTGCCGTAGAAGATGTTCGCCGCGATCGCATCGGAAAAGCCGCCGACGAAGGCAGCGTCCTCGCTCCTTCGGAACTGCTCGCCGTTCGGCGCGAGCGCGATTTCTTCGATGTCCACACACGAGCGATCTTCCAGAATAATGCAGGTGTCCTGCACCTGCATCGTCGTCGACTTGTGGCGCGTCACGCCGCGGTTGATGCGGCGCACCGAGGGCTTCGGCATCGACGTGCGGATCGTCGTGCGGTTGCCCGTCGGCAGGTTGCCCATCTTCCATGTGATGTCGTCCATGATCGGATTCGAGCTCAAAAGAGCCTCGATGATGAAATCCACGCTCCCGTCCGGTGCCAGACGCTTTCTGAGATCCGAAAGCGTCAGCGCCTGCATTCCAAGTGTTGCCATAACTCTGTTCCTCCTTAGCTATACCTGCGAAAATCCGTATTCGGATAAATCGACTTCTCCGCGCCCGTCGCACCATTCGCGCCGCCGTCCTCCCCGACAAGCTCCGAGACCGCCGCCATCAGGCGAATCATTTCGATGCGGTTGCCCGCCCCCGTCTCGTTGAGCATATCGACCAGCCCCGGAATCTTCGCCGCGAGCGCGTCGCGTCCGGCGGCAGCCTTCGCCACCTGTGCCTCGAAGTCGCCGCCGAGCGCCGCCCGCGCCTCCTCCGCCCACGCCGCCTGCGTATCGCGGATCGCCTGCACGGCGGCATCGACGCCCTGCTGCATATACTGCATCCCGTAGGCGGCGATCGCACTTGCCTGCTCTTGCGACAGTCCCGCTTTTTTCGCGACTTCGCCGAATGCGGCGGCGGACGCTTCGTCATAGTCCATACCGTCGGGCACGATGCTCTTGAAGTCGTAGGCGTCGGGCACAGCGGCAGCAGGATTCTCCCCTTCCCCCGCGCCGCCTAAGATCGTGCCGCCCGCCGCGCCTGCACCGCCCGCCGCTTCTCCCGCGCCTGCGTCTGCCCCTGCGTCCCCGCCGGCAAACAGCTGCAGGTCAAAGGCAACGTCTTGCTCTTTTGTCATACAGATTCCTCCTCGTCTTGTTCCGCCGCCCGAATGAGCGACTCCATCTCCTGCATAAACGCATGGTATTCCGTTTCCGCTTTCTGCTTGGCGGCAAGTAAAGCGGCATTCTGCGTGAGGATGCTTTTGATATACATCCCCACGCGCCGCTCGCCTTCTTTGACGAGCAGATCGTTGAGGTCGCTCGTCAGAAAGCTCGTGCTCTTGACCAGGTGGCAGCGCTCAAAGAGCCGCATGAGGAACCATCGCCCCTCCGCCGCGTCCAAGAGATGCAGGAGCGCCGCGCGATCTTTCGCCGCCACTTTCTCATCTGCGATGCGCCGCATTTTATCTGCTGCGCTGACGTCTTCGTTCATGGCATCTTCTCCTTATCCCAACATGCCCATGCTGAGCAGCTGCTCTATTGCGGGGTTGCCGTCTTTCGCCGCTTCTGTGGCGTTCTTCGCCGCCTGCGCGGCGGGCGCTGCGATCTCGGCGATTTGCGCCGCCTGCTGCATTTGCTGCATTTTCTGCATCTCTTCTTCTTTTTTCTGCTGGCTCGCCAGATACTCGTCGTCCGTGCGCTTCATTGCCGCCGGTGCGCCGAGCATATCGAAGTAGCGGTTGATCGTTTCATTCCAGTCGACTTTGTCGAGCGCGGCTTGATTGAACTGCGCGATCTGCGCCACGAATGCGACAGCCTGTTCGATGTTCACGAGGCCGCTCATCTTTTGCGCCTGCGCCAAGGGTGAGATGTACTCGATCTTCAGCTCTTGGTTCCGAAGAAGCTCTTGCGTTTCTTCGTCTTCCGGCTCCGGGAACATGCGTGCCCGGTCGAGGATGTTGTATACGCGCTCGATGATGCGCCCCAAGAATTCAAACTGCATCCGTTGCACGACGGGGCCTAGGATGTTCATTTTCTCCTGCGTGCGTTCCAGGACTTCGCGCGCCGTCATGGATTTCTCCTGACTGTCGAGCATCATGAAGAGGTCTGCGCTGTACGCGCGTTTGATTCTTTCCGTCGCGTCAGCGACCACTTGCAGCAGGTGATCGAGGTTGCCCTGCACTTGGAAGAGCGGTGTTACAGCGTCTCTTTGTTCGACGAATGTCTTGCCGCCCGGCACGAGGTTGATCCCCTTCGCCGCCAGATTTGCATCGACGGCGAACGCCGGCTTTACCGAGAGTTCGACCATCGTCAATTTGTCTTTTTCCAGGAGATGCAGCACTTTCGCGTCGCCTTCGGCGAACCAGCCGGGGCCTTTGCCGTAGCTTTCGTTTCCCATGATGAGGTACCGCGCCACCGGCACCGGCCATTCATGAAAGCCGCCCACGTGCAGGAAATCGCCTTCTGCGCTCCCTTCGACGTAGTACACCGACAGATACGGCAGATGGAAGCTGCCGAGTTTCTGCGGATCGTAGTTGCGATTTGGCGCGACGTACCAGACGACCGTATGCTGCGCTTTTAAGGCGGGGCCGTTGGCGATTTCTGCGCGGATGTTCTCCGGCAGGTTTTCTTCGCCGAATTTGTCCGCCATCTGCACGGCACTCATCTTGAGCTTGCGGCAGAATGTCTGCACGCTTCCGTCGGGGCCGTTCTCCATCGCATAGCTGCCGATGGGGTACGGTACGAAGTGAACGCCGTATTGGCGGTCGGGAAAGATGCCGAGCGGCGCTTGCCCGAAGGCAAGTTCCAAATAGCAGCTGTGTACCGCCGTATAGAAATTGCTCTTTTCTAGGACGTCCGCCAGGATGTCGATGCGTTCGTCGAGGATTTTCCCGAGATCGGAGTTGTCTTTGAGTTCCGTATCGGCAAAGTCCAGCCGAAACCATTTCCTCGACGGCGGCGTAAGGCCGCCCATCACACCTGCCGCAAACACTTGGTTGCTGTCCCACGCGCAGTTGTGCCAGACGTTCGTATCTTTCCTGCGTCCGGCGTTCGTCTCGTCGTCTACGCCGTCAAATGCGCCGACATACGGCAGTTGATAGGCGCGGATCTCTTTCCAGCGCGTTTCGTAGGTATGGCGCTTTTCGATCAGCTGCGCTACGGTTCGCTCGATCCGCTTTCTGTCAACGCTAAGACGTGCTGCCAGATCGCTTGCGCGAATCAGGGGCGGCAGACGCGCCCCTTGCGTTCTCTCTTTTTCCATAACTCCTCCTTACCCGAGCGTCGTACGCCCGCCGCTCCCGGCGATCGTTCCGAGAATGGTATCACGGTCGCCGGAAAGGCTCGTCGATGCGCGGCCGCGCCTTCTCTTCTGCCCCGACGACGTGTCTTTCGAACCAAGATCGCTCGGCTGTACGGTCGTCGGCGCAGGGTCTACTTTCGGCGGCGTGTAGCTGCCGCCTCCACCTCCGCTGCACATGATGCTCACCCCCTTTCTTGGTGTTCGTCCTTTTGATTTCCAGCTGTGCTTTTTCAAAACGGATCGTAGTCCGTGTTGCACATGGATGCACGCGCTCCTCTAGGGGAAGCCCGCACGGGATAGGCGAAGGTCAGCGCCAGTGCATCCGCCTTGTTCGGCGAGGCAAGTCCGCGCTTTTTCATATCTTCTTTGCTCTCTAGCTGCAGTTTGCCGCTGCGGTTCATGAATGCTTCGGGGCCTTTGAGGTCGTCTCGCAGAGCGGAGTCGTCCGGCAGGGCGCCGACGGTCTTTAGCCACTCTTTCATCTCTGCCCACATTTCCGCGCGTTTGTTTGCGTAGTAGGGGTTTCGCGGCTTTGCCGCAAAGGATACGAGATTCCATGTCCTGCCCATATTGCGCCCGACGGAGTAGATGCCGGTGCCGTATCCTTGGTCGATGTTCACGGCGACGGCGCGATATTTGTCCTCTAGGTAGGCGATGCGTTCGGCCATGTGCACGTCGTCGTCATTTTTCTCGCAGGTCAGGAGCGCCTTGCACATCGAGCCTTGACGCAGGAAGATTTCTAGCGTATCTTCTCCCGTCCATGCAGGATCTACGCCCAAGATCACCGGCGCGAAGTCGAATTCATGGGGCGCTATTACGCGCTTTGTCGCCTGCTCGATGATCGCGGCCGAGATGAACTGCAGTTCGGATGCCGAGGGGAATTCGCCCTTGACGCGCACCTTGAAAAAGTCGCTGTCTTCGCCGCGCGTTTCTGCCCACTCGGCGATCAGTTCTTTGTTGCTGATCGCTACATCGCGGCTGTCGATCTGCCGCGTGCACCAAAGCGCACGGTCGCGATGAAAGCAGTCATAGAAGCGCCCGCTCGTTCGCGTCGGGTTGCCGAACGCACACCAGATGATCTCTGTATCTGCATCCGTCATGGCGCCTTCGGCGACTTCCCAGATCACGTTGGCGATCGCCGATGCTTCGTCAAAGACGAGCAGGATCCGATTCCCTTGATTGTGCAGTCCGGCAAAGGATTCCGAATGACTTTCGTTCCACGGAATCGCGTCGATGCGCCACGTTTTTTCATGCCCCGGTTCGTTCGCAAAGAGCGCCGTCGCCGTGTAGGTGAACATTTCTTTGGCGAGGAAGCACTCATACCACTTCGATAGCTCCGCCCACGTCTTGCTCTTGAGCTGCGTGTCCGTGTTCGCCGTGATAATGCCGCGCGTATCCTCATGCGTCGAGATCGCCCAGAGGATGATCCACGCGACAAGCGCGGAGTTATGCGTCACGATGAAGTCCTCTGCCAGATACAGGCCTTCTTCCTCTTCGACGGTGATGCACATGCCATCTTGAAGCCCGAGCGGTTCGATGCGGTCGATCCAGCGCACGCGGTAGCGATGTTCGATGTCTTTTTTATAGCGCTCTTTCTTGCGGCGCACGGAGAACGGATTGAAGGGCAGCGTCATGGTGATGCGCCAGCAGTCGCGGCACGCGATCCGCTTGCCGTCCTTGCGGTAGAAGCCTTTCTTCTTCGTCGGCTGCATCTTCGCTTTGCCGCCCAGGGAGCGCACCAGCCAAAGCACATCTTCGGCAAGACGCCCGCTCGTCGTCGCGTACTGGATGCTGCCCTGCCGATTGATTTCTCCGTCTGTATCTAAAAGCCCCGACAGCACTTCTTGACGGACATGCACGGTATTGTACTTGTATGCTTCCGGGATGTAGCGCTCATGCGAACGACAGGTAAAGACGGCATATTGTTTCATCTTCGGTTTGATACCCGGCAAGTAGACGGCATTGCCGTCCTGCGCTTCTTTTAGGACATAGCCCTGCTCTTTCAAGCGTTCGCGGATTTCCCGATCGGGTTTCGTATAGCCCGCACGGGCGCAGGAGCCATCGCCTAGCCATACGCCCATCCAATACGGCGCGACATGGACTTCTTGCGCGGGAAACTCCGCTGCTTTTTGCATGGGGATTTCCCATTGACGCGCCGCGTTCTTTCCGTTCTTCCTGCGAACGCCTGCGGCAAGAATTTCCTGTGTGCTGATCGTCCGATAGGAGCGTCCCCGCCTGCGGTCGTTGCGGCACTTCGCCTGCCACAGATGTCCGCTCGATACATCAAGGCAGGTAGCATCGTCAAAATGCACGCGGTAAAACGGGATATCCCGATACCATTTGCATTGCAGGACACGCACGGGCTTGCCGCTTTTGCCAAAGACCCAATCCCCCGGACGAAGATCGCCGAAGCGGCGATTTCCCTGCGGTGTCTCGATGCGTGCATCCGGCGCCTGCGCTTTCCCGATCCCGTGTCCGGATGCTACCGCCTCTCGGATTACTTTGCCCGGCGACTTGAGTCCGTCGCGGATGTCGGTAAGAAGCGCCAGCTGCCACTCTTGCGGCGATCTTCCTTCGAGCTTGCCTTCTCCCCAAGGAAACGCCCCGTAGACAAACGCCACCGGATCATAGGCGAGTTCTGCAAGGAAATCAATCATTCCCTGCCGGACGATCTGCTGCATTCTTGATCCGCTCCCTTGCTTCTTTCAACGCCTGCGCTGCGTTCAGCGTGATTTCTCCCGTGATTTTCGTATCTTGCCTTTCGGCGTATACGTCCGGCTTCGCTCCCTTGAGGAGCAGGATGAGCAGCGCATCGCTCATCTTGCGGTACGAATCCACTTTCTTGCCCTTGTAGTAGACGCCCATCTCCGTACCGTCCACCGCACGCCGATATGCTTCTTCTTCCAAGAGATCGCCTGCCATCTCTTTCGCTTCGCCGAACGCTTTCTTATACGCCGCATCTTCTTTCAGCCAGTTGTAATGCGTCTGCCGCGTGATGCCCGAGGCTTTCGCCGCCCGCCCGATCGTCCCCGTCTCGATATAGATATTTAAGAATTCATTCTTCTGCTTCGAGTTTAAGAATCTGTAAAATCTCCTTGCCACCTCGCGCTCACTCCTTTCCCTTCTGCCGCCTGCCTTCGCGGCTCTTTTCTCAGGCTTCTCTTTTCCCACAGTTCTATGTGTCAAATGACGCTGCTCTTTTTCTCTTGCGTTTTTGGGATTCGTTTTCGGGCAAAAGAAAAAAGCCACACGCAACAAGCGCATGACCTCACTCTATTCAGTATACCACGATTTTTGCGGATTTTTTCCCGGAATGCTCCAACGCCCGAAATCCTTGCCACTCTAAGGGTTTCGGGTTTTTTGCCGCTTTTTTTGCAAGTTTTTCTAATCTTTTGCCCGCTTTTTTCGCCGCTTGCATCAGAACACGCGCATCAAGCCCATCTGACAGGCGCACGCCAACGCGACGGCGCGAATCTGCCGCACCGCCTCATAGTATGTGTTCTTGCTGATGAAAAGCTCTCGGCAAATTCGGTGATACCCCTGCCGACGGAAAAACTTTCGGATATAGACCTTCTCTGCGACGGAGCCGCCAAGCAGCTTTCGCACTTCAGCACTCACCCGCGCCCAGCCCTCAAGCTCGGTTTTGTATCTGCCCTCATACGAGAGACGATCCATGTTTTGAAGAGCCTGCCACGCCGTCGGATTCTTCCCGCCCGCCGGAGCGTATTGCTTTTTTCTTCGCTCTTCGCGTGCCGCCGCATACAGCATCTGCTCCACGCGCATGTAAATCTCCCGCTTCATTCCGCCGCCCCCTCGTCTTGCATCGACTCTCCTCCGTTCGCTCAAAACAAGCCAAGGTCAGAGGATAGCCCTCTGCCGTATAGGTGCTGTACGAAAGCTCCTTGATGATGCGATACCCCTTCGGCGGCTGAAAATCTGTCTGAAAGGCCTCCGCCCGCGTCACCGTCACGACCTTCGGATCTCGGCGCAGTAAATTGCGGCTTGTCTGCAAACGCCCTGCATGTGCGACCACTTTTTCCTTGGTGAAATACCGCGCCAGGCGATCCGCATCCGCCAGATGCCCGCCATAGAGCTTTACCGCTGCGCTTCCATGCGGCCACGCCGCTTGCACCTTTTCCAGATCCTTGGCATCGAGCGCTGGCAATAGAATATGCCCGTGCGGGCGACCCGCTCCCATCAAATTCTCCAACACCGAAATATACCGCGCCTCTACCCCTGCTTTTTTATAAATGCTGCGCACCTTCCGCTTGAACTTCTCAAAATCTCGCTGCACCTCATCCGCATCCGGCTTCTCGCGATACGTGCACGTCAGATACCAGTCGCCCGTGCGAAAGTTATCCACAAGAAGGCGGGATAACTTCTCCGCACGCAGACGACAATTCACTGCCGCCTGCGTTTCCTTCGTCACATTTTGACGTTTTGCCCTTTTCTCCTTGATCTCCGGACGAAGTGGCATGGCACGATATGAATAATACTTCTTTTCAATTCGGAATCTCCCATCCTTCGATTCCCATCTCGACCTTCGATATGCCATGCGCTTCTTCCGCCTCTCTCGGGTGATTTTGTGTCGGTAGTTTAATTCCTTTATCAAGGCGAAAAAGGGGTACTTCCCCCCTTTCTCGTAACCCTTCTATATATGAGCTTTTATCTGCCTTTCATATAATAGAAGGAATCGTATTCTCTTGCGAAAAGTTTCGCTCTCTTGCCGCCCGCATTCAGACTCCCTTACATCGCAAACAACTTCCCCTGCGTCGCGTCCGGCAGAACAAGCATTTTCTCCGTCGCCTGCCGATAGAAATTCTTGTCGATCTCAAATCCATAGCACGTCCGTCCAAGCTCCATGCAAGCCCGAAGTGTCGCGCCGCTCCCTGCGACGGGATCGATCACCACATCACCCTCGTCCGTAAAAATTCCAATGAGCTGCTTGAGAAGATTCACGGGCTTCTGCGTCGGGTGAATCTTCGGATAGACTTTCGTGCTGTCGCGTTTCCATTCAAAATGGTTGAACACCATGCGCCTATTCCCCACCGCATCCACGTTGCGGAACTTCGGCAGCTTGTCGCGAAACAGCACAATCGCCGTCTCCGTCGCTCCGACGATGCGCATGTTCGCCTTGAGTACCTGCGCCGAATAATTCTTGATGAAGTACAGCGGATAAGACTTCATGAATCCGTGCCGCTTCCCATACTCCACGACCAGCGGAATTTGCTGATACGAACAAAAGACGATCATCGCCGGTGCCTGGTTTCGCTCCTTCGGCTCCTTTTTGAGAAGTCGCGAGCAGAAATGGAAATATTCCGCGATGTTGAAATTGCTGTCTGTGCGGAAAAAGGCCTTCTTCGCAAATTTGCTCTCGCCGTTCGCATTATCGCCGCCCTTGTACCACATCGGATTCGACCCGTATGCATCCTCTCCGATGTTGTACGGGATGTCCGCGATCACCAGCTGCGCCTTCGACGGGATTCCATACCGCTTGTAGTTTTGAAAATTGTCATGATACAGTTCAACTTTTACTTTTTGCATCCGCCATCACCTTCCTGCGCATCGCCTCGCGGCCTGCCGCGAGCAGTCGCCGCTCCGCCTGCCGCATTTTCAACCGCCGCAGAAACCTGCGGTTTTTCTTGCCGCCATGTTTCATCATTGCACCCTCCATCTCACGCTCCGATAAGCTGCATCTCTTCTTTGCCGCCCGCCGCGTCCTCATGCTCTGCCTTCTCTGCAAAGTCAAGCTGCTGCTGCGCCCGCTCGCCGGCGATGTACTTCCACGCTTCGGCTTCCAGTGTGCCTAAATCCACCAACAAATCTTCGCTCAGGCAAAACACCGGATCTCCATCTGCTCCCATACCTTCCGCGCGTGTCGGCGTATTGATGATCAGCGGCGCTCTGCTGAAAGAAAGCTCCTTCTGCGCCGTGATCGTCAAAAAGCGATTGTCCTCTGTATAAGATTCCGTGATGCCGCTGACGATGAACTTCTTGCCGTCTTCCGCTTTCGGAAACTCGCAGATGTCCATGACGTGCCGCACCATGTTTTTTATAGCCAAAAAGAACTCATCGCGTGGATGGTCTTTGCAGGTCAGCGTGTGCTCATCCCAACTCCGTGTTGCATCTCGATAGATTTCCCAGCCGAAAAAATAAACGCCCTTCTTGACTTTGATCTTCGTGATTCTCCGCTTCATCTTGCACCATCCTCCCTCATGCCTCCACCGGCAAATACTCCACACACACCCAAAGACCGGCGTTCGCTACATACTTTCCCGCAAACCGCCCGACCTCGCCCGTTGCCACATTCACCACCGCACGATCTCCATCCTCATCCGCCCGCTCTGCCATCACATACTGCGGATGCAGCCGCGCACGAAGCCCCGCTTCATCCGCCGCCGAGCAAACGATCCGCCAGCGGCGCATATCCAAAGGCTCCGTCTCGCGAAACCGACAATGATGAAACATCGGCTCATGATACACACAATCCCCGCAATGCTTCATGCACACGCTCCCGCGATGCCGGCGGCATACGACCCCCGTCATGTGCCGCCGCCCGCAGATCGGACAACGCGGATTCGCATAAATCGTCGCCATCTCCCGCCCATGCCGACGAACACGCATCCGCTCACGCTCCCGCATCAAAGCCGCCCGCAAACAAACCTCCATCCCATCTCACCCCGTAAGCACCAACACCGCAAACAGCAGCCCCGCTGCACTCACGATGCACGTCCAGCCCCAATCGCTGATATAGTCCAGCAGATTCCAAAACTCCCTCATCCCAAAGCCCCCTCCACCTCACGCGCCGCCCGCGCCACCAAAGCCCAACTCTGCACATACGCATCCACACCATACCAGCGCGGCAGCTGCAGCCGCTTCGCCATCTGCACCTCCACGCGGCACCCCGGGCTCAGCGACCAATCCCCGCAGAAAACCACCCCGTCGCACTTCGCCAACTCCTGCAGGCAATGATCCATCACCTCCACATACGACATCTGCCGAAATTGCTCCGACTCCGACAACCGCCCCACCGGATTGAAAAACTCCGCCCAAGGCGTCGCCCGGCGCAGCACCTCCTCCGCACGCAAAGCACGCGCGCGATTCCTCACCTCATCCCCCGTATACGGGTGCGCGATGTAGATTCTCATGACACACATCCCTCTCTCTGCGCTATGCGCTCTGCTAATAACTCCGGCAAATCCTCGCCCAAATACTGAGAAAAGAACCGATTCAACTCCGACTTTGGCACGCGACGATTCTTCCCGAAAGAAATCGCCCCCAAGAATCCCTGCGTGATCAGCTCACGGACGAACGGCTGCGTCGTCCGCATCCGCGCCGCCACCTCCGCCACCGAAAGCAGCCGATCAGCATCGTCCATGATCAGCCCGTCCTTTTCCGTTGACATTATTTCACCTCCTTCACCTTTCACTTGCGACATGCTATAATATAGATAATTAGATATGTTTGTTTATGTTTGTTCTTTTGAATAGTCAAGGCACAATAGGAGGTGCCTGAAATGACAACTTGGGCAGAATACAAAGAAAAAGCCCTGAAAGACTCCGACCTCAAACGTGAATATGATGCTCTCGAAGGATGGTATCAGGCGGAGCTTGCTAGGCAGGAAGCTCTTGACCGTGCGGAGAAAGCAGCTTCTCCCTCCTCGACTAGACGCAAGCGCCAACAGCCTGCTTGCGTCTGATCGCCCTTCCTCTCTTTAAGTACCCTCAATCCTCCTGCCGGGCAGCGATCTCCACCGCCAGCGTAGTATGAAGCCAGCTCTGCTCCGCAAAAAGCCAATCATCCACTGCCTCCACTGCAAAATCCGAAGCCCAAACATCCTCAATCTCCATCACCATCCGCTCCAACTCATACCTCGGAAAAGCCAACAGCCGATCCTCCAAAAACTGGCGGAAAATCATCAACTCCTCCGCATCCCGCAGCGCATAATGAAACGCCATACGATAAACCTTGCGCTCCAACAAACACAAACGACGCATCCCCTTCACCCCCTGCCAACGCCAAATACTCCACCACCCACACATCCCTCTCTCTGCGCTATGCGCTCTGCTAATTGACTACAAAAGGAGGAATCCGTCATGCTGACTTTTTCCGACTATCACAAGGAGAAAATGAAAGATCCTGACTTCAAACGTGAATATGATGCGCTCGAAGGATGGTATCAGGCGGAACTTGCCAAACAGGAAGCTCTTGACCGTGCGGAGAAAGCAGCTTCTCCCTCCACAAAGACGACCACCGAATACGTTTACGATGCACTCATGGAGCGTTTGGAAGACGAGCACGACCTTCAACTGGCACGGGAAGCAAAGGCGGAATATGAAAAGAATCCTGTCACCTATTCCCATGCCGAAGTAGCAAAAATGCTAGGATTGGCGGATAGCGGACGCAATCCGTAGCGCACGCGCCGCCGCTGCCGAAAAACAGCAGCAAGCCTCCCCGCCCGCCAAAAAGGAGTGATTCCCATGACCACGCTTGCCATCCACCTGAACGACGCCCTTGCCGCCCGACTCTTGCAAATTGCCGCCGAGCAGAAAATCACCCTCGAAGAACTCGCGCACCGCTCCCTCATCTCCTACAGCGGCGCATATAATGCAGAAACCATCTCCGCTATGGAAGACGTAGAAAATCACAGAAACCTTGTAGGCCCCTTCCACAGCGTAGAAGACTTGATGAGGGACTTGAATGCTTGACATCTACTATCAGAAACACTTCAAAAAAGACTACGCCAAAGCAATCAAACGCGGCTGCAATCCACAAACCTTTCAGACCGTTCTCGACCTTCTCGCCCGCCAACAGCCGCTTCCACCCAAGTACCGTGATCATGCCCTGACCGGGAATTATCGCGGCTATCGCGAATGCCACATTCAACCCGACTGGCTTCTGATCTACAAGATCGAAGGGCAAAAACTCCTGCTCACCCTTGCAAGAACAGGTACACACAGCGACCTCTTTTAAGCCTGCCTCCCCGCCCGCCTACGCGGGCTTTTTCTTCTCGTCCTCATCCTTGGTAGCGTTCGCGGCGCTCACTCATAGGAACAACCACCATACTATTAGCAGGTATACCACTAATATGGCGATATTTATTCCCGTGATACAGAGAGATGCACGCACAATCTGATCTGCGCGCTGCGCCAGTCGAATAGGATCGCATGGCATCTCATGCCACCAAGACCAAAAACGCCCCATCCATCTCACCCCCTCTCAAGCCGCTCCCAACCTGTGATATAATAACCACAAGCCCCCAGACTGGAGGAGAAACCATGTACCATCTTCGCATCGCCGAAATCGGACTAACCTCTGAAGAAATTGCACAAGAACTCTCCCAAAAACCTCTGACAAAAGAAACCCTTGCTGACATCCTCGTTCGTAACAACCAACGAATTGCCGAACGAGTGAACACCGTCATCAGCAACATCATCAATACGCTCGAAACAGAGCGGAAAACGCATCCCTAAAACGCCGCAGTAAACCTCGCTTCGGGGGCTTATACTCTCCAACCTCGACCGTCATAGACATCTTTCCCACCGTCAGACGAATCACATTCTTCTCGCTTCCCAACAAAGAAGCATCCATCACGTTATAGGCGCATACCTCTCGATTATCCAAGATACGCCGAGCCACTCCATCCTCGATAAAATCCAATGTTCCAAGCCAATCTCCCCGCGTATGCACAGAAACCTTTACCATCCATCTCACCCCCCTCTCACCGCTGCCCGCCATCACGCGGGCTTTTTCTCGTCCTCGCCCTTTGCCGCGCTCTCCTGCTTGGCGGCGAACTCTCGGAAATCGTACTTGCTCGAAAGCCCCGCGAGCACACCAAGCTCGAAGTCCGTGACCTTCGTCGCCTTGACCTTGCGGGCAAGCTCCATCCATTGTTCTTTTGTCATGTTTTTCACCACCTTTATATCTGTTTGTGATTATTTACATTATCATAATATCACATAAATATATTTATGGCAATATATTTCTTGCGTTTTTATATTTTTGTGATATTATATATGCAAAGGAGGTGTTTATATGACGATAAATGAACGCTTCAAAGCCGTGAGAAACGCCTTGGGAAAAAATCAATCTGAGTTTGCCGAAGCATTAGGCTTCGCCCAAACTGGAATTTCTATGATTGAATCACATAAGCGCGATGTTTCTGATCGGCACATAAAAGCGATTTGCTCCATATTCAATATTTCCGAGCATTGGCTGCGCACGGGCGAGGGGAATATGTATGTCGAGAGCGAAGCATCCCTTGTGGATTCCCTCGCAAAGCAGATGAATATGTCGGCAGAGCAGAAAAAACTCATGGAAATCTTCCTATCCATGAGCGACGAGAAACGCGATTCTATTTCAAGAGCGTTCTTCGACTTCTTGGAAACAGCGCGTCACTTAGACGCCCCCCCGCCCGCCGAAGAACCGCCACGCGCTGCCGAAAAGCAGCGCACCGCTCCCTTGACGGACGAGGAAATCGAAGCCGAGCTTGCCGACTACCGCGCCGAGCTGCTTGCCGAAAGAACGGCGCGGTCAGCATCCGAAGATGGAAGCGCGAAAAGGGCATGAAAAATAGCCGCACCTAAGCGGCAGAAAGGTGTTTCGATGAATATTCTATACTCTCGAAAAGCACTAAAATTTATCCATGCAGCAGACCGCATTACGAAGCAGAGAATCAAAGAAGCCATCGACGGACTTCTTGAAACTCCGCCAAAAGGCGATATAAAAGTAATGCAGGGACAACCGCCCGGGACATATCGTCTGCGTGTAGGAAAATACCGTATCATTTATGAAATCGTATCGGATGTCCTGCGCATCCTCAACATTGGTTCTCGCGGTGACATTTACAAATAAGGAGGCTATGACATGACTGCCAATGAACAAGAAATGCTGCGTCTTTATAATTTCCTGCCGGAAGTCGATCAAGACTTCGCCCTCGCTTTCATGCGAAAACTCGTTCTTGCATGGGATCCTGATTTCACGAAACTCACACCGATGGAGCGCACCGAATTGGAAAGCTCCCGTGCAGATTTCGAGAACGGCAACGCGGTTCGCATGGATGAGATTGATTGGAATTGACTTCACGCCTCGACGCTGAAGAAAAGGCGCGGTCAGTCTCCAAAGATGGAAACATCGCAAAAAGGGCATGAAAAAACGCCGCCCGTAGGGCGATAGGAAGGATTTAGCCGATGGACAACATCATCATATACAACACCGATGACGGAGCGGCAAAGGTAAGCCTGTACGCCAATGATGGGACTGTCTGGATAACACAAGCGCAAATGGTAGAACTCTTTAATTCGAGCAAGTCCAATATCAGCGAGCATATATCACATATCTTTACAGAAGGAGAACTCCATGAGGATTCAGTTGTTCGGAAATTCCGAACAACTGCCGCCGATGGGAAAAGCTACAACACCGCATTTTATAGCTTGGATGTCATTCTCGCCGTCGGTTTTCGTGTCCGATCCTCGCGTGGTACGGAGTTCCGCCGCTGGGCGAATACGACGTTGCGCGAGTATCTGCAAAAGGGCTTTCTCATTGACGACGAACGTCTCAAGAATCCCGACGGGCGACCTGACTATTTCGATGAGCTTCTTGCCCGCATCCGCGATATTCGAGCAAGCGAAAAGCGTTTCTATCAAAAACTGCGCGATTTGTTCGCCCTCTCCGTAGATTACGACAAAACAGAAAAGGAAACGCAGCTATTTTTTGCCGACATCCAGAACAAACTCATCTTCGCTGTCACGGGAAAGACCGCAGCCGACCTCATCTGTGCACGTGCCAACGCCTCCGCGCCGAACATGGCGCTCACCTCTTGGCAAGGCGCACGAGTACGCACGCGAGATATTTACACCGCCAAGAATTACCTCTCTTCCGATGAGATCGACACACTCAACCGCATTGTCACACTGTTCCTTGAGAGCGCAGAACTTCGTGCAAAGCTGTCAAAAACGCTCACCCTGCAATATTGGAAAGACACAGCAGACAACCTTCTTATTGATCACGGCGTACCGCTCCTACGAGGGCACGGGCAACATAGTCACGAGGACATGAAGAAGCACGTCTCGCAAATTTACAAGGATTTTGACAGTCGTCGCAAAAAGCAGGATGCCATACAGGCAGATCGCGATGACATGCTTGCACTAGAGGAAAGTGAAAAAGCCGTCAAAGGGCGAACGCACCGCAGCACACCGCTCCCTTGACGGACGAGGAAATCGAAGCCGAGCTTGCCGACTACCGCGCCGAGCTGCTTGCCGAAAGAAAGGCGCGGTCAGCATCCGAAGATGGAAGCTCCGACGTGAGGGAAAAGGCGTAAAAAAATAGCCGCCCCCGGGCGGCAGAAAGGAATCTCTATGGATAAGCGAAAAATCACAACACTAAAGACGCGATTCGATGCAATCTCACATATAGATGGTGCCTTTGGCATCGAATTCTGGTATGCCCGTGAACTACAAGCTGAACTCGGATATACAGAATGGCGTAACTTTACCAAGGTGATAGACAAAGCGAAAGATTCCTGTCAAACGGTTACAGGACAAGTCGCGAACCATTTTGTTGACATCAACAAAATGGTTCCCCTCGGCTCTGGCAGTGAACGAAGCATTCCCGACGTAAAGTTGACTCGGTATGCTTGCTATCTCATTGCTCAAAATGGTGATTCAAAAAAAGATGAAATCGCCTTCGCACAAAGCTATTTTGCACTGCAAACAAGAAAACAGGAACTTATAGAAGATCGTCTAAACCTCATCCGACGAGTTGCGGCGCGTGAACGTCTGCGGAAATCAGAAACACAACTTTCAAAAAATATTTATGAACGCGGTGTAGACGATAGAGGTTTTGGGCGTATACGTTCCGCAGGAGATGCTGCTCTTTTCGGAAAAACAACAGCGGACATGAAGAAGCAGCTAGCCATAAAGCCCACTCGCCCTCTTGCGGATTTTCTTCCTACCTTAACCATCGCCGCCAAGAATCTTGCCACAGAAATGACGAATCATAATACAGAAGAAAAAGACTTGTTCGGCGAGTACTCGATTACGGAAGAACATGTAAGCAATAACCGTGCCGTACGCGGCATGTTGGAGGATCGAGGCATACGCCCTGAGAATCTGCCTCCAGCAGAGGATATAAAGAAACTGGAACGACGAGTAAAAACAGATGAGAAAAAGCTCGCACAAGGTACAGGATTTCATACCATCCCTACAAAAAATAACGAAGAACTCGATGCCGAAGAAAAAGCTGCATCGGACTCCACCTCTGGAAGTTCCGACGTGAGGGAAAAGGGCATGAAAAATAGCCGCCCGTAGTGGAGCGGCGAAGAAGAACTTGCACACAAACAGGCGAATATGCTATACTATGGGTGGCAGAATGAAACAGCGATTTTCATGCACTGTATGCGAAACGCCCCCCAAGTCAGCATCTTGGGGGGCGTTTCTATTCCCATATTGCGAGCAGGGCTTAACGCTCAGGCTTGTTGCCATTTGCTCTCTCGTCAAGCCATCTGCTAATGTAATTGGCGATCACACCAGCCAAGATGGAGAGAATAAAGGTAGTCAACAACATCGACACCCCCTTTCCATTGCCATGAAAAGGACGTAAAAATAGCCGCCCGCAGGCGGCAGAAAGGCAAGAGGTGCATCCGATGGCATACATACGAAAACGCGGTTCCAAATGGTACTATACCATCGAGATCGGCAGCGGCGAGACCCGTAAGCGCAAGGAAGTCCCCGGCGGCAGCACGCGCCAAGAAGCCGAAGCCGCCTATGCACGAGCGCTTGTTTCCCTCGAGGTCAACGGCGGCTACGTCGAGCCGACAAAGAAAACGGTCGCGGAGTTTTTCACGGAATGGCTCTCCGACGATGTGAGTATCAACACGCACAAGAATACGAGCCGCTCCTATCGCTCCATCTTCGAGAACCATATCCGCCCCGCTATCGGTGATCGCAAGCTGCGCTCCATCCGCCCGCAGATGCTCCAACAGCTCTTGAACGATGCCAAGCAAAACGGACTTGCCCGCTCCACCGTGTCGAGCATTTGCGCCGTGCTCAAAAAAGCCTTTGTCTATGCCAGCGACTTTTGCGAGTGCATCCCCAAAAATCCTGCGCAGAATATCAAGGTTCCCAAATACACCGCGCCGCCCAAAGAGATCAAAACCTTTACCGCCAAACATCTCGCCACCATCTTTCGTCAGTTCCCAGCGGGGCATCAATTCTTTCTTCCCCTCGCTCTCTCATATCATACGGGCGCACGGCTTGGCGAGTGCTGCGCCCTCACATGGCAAGATGTAGACTTCGATGCACGGGAGATCGCTATTCAGAAAACGGTCATTGTCGCAGGCGGCGTGGAACTCCAAGACGTTCCCAAGACTTCCCACAGCCGCAGAATAATCCCCTACGGTGATAAGCTCTATAAGATTCTCAAGGCAGAGAAGACTCGGCAAGCCGTTGCACGTCTGCAAAACCCCAAAGCCGCCGACGCTTTCATTTGCCACACCAAACAGGGACGGATGCTCACGCCCGACGCTATGCGCTATTTCAATCAATGGTGCAGCGAAACTTTCGGCGCAGGTTATACGTTCCACTCTATGCGACATACGCACGCCACACTCTTGCTTGAGGCTGGCGAGGACTTGGAGCTTGTCTCCAAGCGCCTAGGTCATAGCTCCATCAATACGACGGCGCAGACCTATTCCCATGTGCTCGATGCCCGAAAGCAGAAGACGAGAAGCCTGCTTGATCAAGTCTTGTAA